GGAAGCGGACGCTGCCACCACCGAAGCCGCGTTCCTCGGTGACGGGGAAGGTGCCCATGCTGTAGCGGCGCGTGACCGGCTCCAGTGCCGGAAAGGTGGCCATCAGTTCTGCAGCGTGATGGTGCTGCTGCCCAGGCTGAAGGTTGCAGAGCTGCTGCTGACATCACCACCGAAGTCGATGTAGCAGACCAGCTCATCAGCACTACTGGCACCACCGCGTGATTTGTAAATCACAGCAGCCCTGGCGGTGATGGTGCTAGTAGCCCAGTTCACAGCAGCAAAGCTGAGGGTGACGCGATCGTTGGCGGTGGACTTGGTGACTGTGCAGGCGCTGGTTACACCACCGGCTGTGTAGCCGGTGCCGGTTACTTCGTTGGTGACGGCAGATCGCTTCAGGTCGGTGTCCTTGTCTGGCGTATAGGACGAAGTGACCAGCATCACCTTAAAGGTGTCGGTGTCGAAGTCGATGGCACCACGGGCCATGTCATCAACGGCTGAGTTGTAGATCAGGGAAGCCATGATGTACTTGCGTTGAGTTCAGTCTAGGCCGGTGGTGTTGGCCAGGTGATATCAAACGGGTTGGCAGCATCGGCCAGGTCGCGCAGGGCTTGGCGGTAGGCAGCCCAGGCGTCACGATCGGCGCCGAGGTCATAATCGGTGATCTGCGTCCAGTCGCTGGCCTTGAGCAGCTCGATGCGCCGTTCGCGGACCTTGGCGTGCTGTTTTTGCAGTTCATCGAAGCCGTAGGGACGCACCACAAAGGCGCTGCCGTCCCAGCCGATCGTTTCCAGCTTTGGGTTAATGGGGCTCATGGCCATGCGCTGGCACGCTTGGCTGCGAGCTGGTCGCGTAGAGTCCACATTCCGTTTGCGCCCGAAGTCGATACAGATGCGTTTTTGCCGAGTAGCGCGGCGGGGGTGAGCAGGTTCGTGGTGCTACCGCCTGCGCCACCTAAGGTCAAGGTAACTGTGCTGCCGCCGCCCCAGGCGTAGTTCGGTTGATCCCATGCGCCGGTGCCGTTGACGCCAAAGGCAAGGCTTGGCAAAACTAGATTAACGTTTGCCTGCCCCGATGGTGTTTGGTTGAAATTGGCCATGGGTTAGGTGGTGCGGGCCAACATCACAGGAGTGGCGCCCGTGGTGATTGTTGCGTTATTCGCAAATGCCATCACCTCCCAGACCTCAGAGCCAGCGGAAACGGTAATCGTGTCGTAAATGCCTAGCGTGTTAGCCGTATAGAGCATGGTTATGCCGAAGTCACTGCCCATGGTTGTAGTGACCCACTGCGAGTAAGGCAGGCTATGGAATACAGGGCTCGAGTCTGTACTGTATGCGCCGTTAGTGCCATTGAAACCAATGGGCAGGACAATGGCGCTTCGCGTCGTGCTAGCTCCAATATTTGTAATCCAGCTGTTGCTGACATTGCCTAAGCCGCAATACGCATATTCTGCGCCATGACTAAGAGAGGAACTTGTTCCACTGTAGTTTGTCGCCGTAGTTGATCCGTTCAGGGCAGTGCCTCGCCCTAGCTCCCTGCGTAGCGAGGCATAACGGTTAAAACTGACTTGTCCCCACCCGCCGCTAGCCGCAGGCGCTACCTCGTATAACAGGTTCAAGAAGCCTTTGCTGAAGTCAACCCAAGGCTGGAAAGATCCACTACCTTTTACGATGGTAAAGCAGGAATAAGCTGCACCTTGTGAGATTACAAAGAAATTGACATTGCCACTGGTGTACCGGGTTATTCTTACGTCAGTTGTGAAGTTAAAAGTTGCAAGTTGTCGGTGATTGCCTGTAGTGTTTGTTGTTGTTGCAAAATAATCAAGATATTGAGTGCCGGATGGTATGTCAGATCCTGTGCTCCAGGCGGTTGCCACGTGATAGAACAGGTTGCCGGTGGCGCCAACCATGAACCAGTAATAAGTCTTGCCATATGTCCCGGCGGCATTGGTGATTTCCAGCACACGGTTTTCAAGCGTGTTTGTGAAATTGTCATGCCACTCGGTCATCAAACCAGCATCAATAAACGCCGATCGAAGCTGCGCAAAGAAAGTCGCGGCGGTTAGCGTTGCCGTTGCGGTGTAAGTCTGCTTAGTGACGGCCATGGATCAATCCTGGGTAGGTGAGTTAAAGCCCGACATCAACTGATGTCCTCGTAGGAGATGACCAGTTCCAGGTCGCCGGCGGCGCTGGCCTGTGCGCGGAGGCTGTGGCCTTCCTCCAGGTAGATGTACGCCTCGCGGGTAACCAGCACTTGCGTGGCGTCGGCCGGCACCGTGATGGTGTGAGCCAGCTCGTAGCCGGTGGTGCCATCCCAGTGCTGCAGCGTGATGTCAGCGGCCGCTGCACCGTCCACGTTGGCGCAGTAGACGCTGTTGACCTTCAACACTTTGCCCGAGCCGGCGCCATTGCTCAGCGCTGCAGCCATCGAGGTGGTGACGGCATAGCCCACCGACTTGCCGGTGATCGTCGTGGGAGTCTTAAGGTTCGGCGCTGTCATAAATTAGTTGCCCCACCATTCAACATAGGCTAGCGATTCCCAGCCGTAGAGTTGCACGGACATGTCGGACCAGTAATCGCTAGCTGCCCCAGTGCCGCCGGTTGCTGTGCCATCTGCCAAGGATAGCGTGATGCTCTCGTCAAGGCCGACTGCATTGCCATCTACTCCGGGGATCCCTGCATCTAGGGATGCAGTCACACTGGCGGCAATGCCATTGGCGGCGCCAATGCTGGCAGTGATCGACTCATCCAGGCCGGGAACAACAAAGCCCTCAGCATCTATCGTCAGCGTGATCGTCTGCTGCAGGCCATTGGCGGCGGCGGCGGCTCCACCAGCGAGTGAATACAGGACAAACAGCTCAGCGGCACCAACAAATGCGCCTTCAGGCGGCACCGTTTCCAGTGCCAGTTCGACGTTGTAGCGCCCGCAGTAAACGTCATCGACGGATGGCGGGTCCGTGTAGCGCCAGCGGTAACTCGTCAGTTCGTAGTCGCTGATGGTGGTGACACCGCTCCAGATGCTGGAAGGCAGCGTGAAACTCTCGAAGCTGCCGAACTGGCCTTGATAGTGGCTGAGGATGCTGAGCATGTCGGCTTCAGCTAGGGCGATGAAGCTCAGCCGCACTGAGCTGCTGAGCATCACATTGCTATGACGCACACGATTCTGCAGGCCGCTGTAAGGAGTAAACGGCGTGTGCGGATACTCGCCTGGCGTAAAAGCGCGGGTTGCTGGTGTCAGGGAAGGGAAGGTAGCCATGCCTAGCTAACCGGAGGAGAATTATCCGGCGGATTCCACACGCCAGTTATGGACGATTGATTATTGCTGAACTCAAATACATACAGCGGCGTAATGGTGAAAGGTGTAGATGGACTGAGGCTTCCAGTCCAACCTTTGATTACGCCTAGGACTGTGGTCCCATCCAGGCTTACTGCATACAGTGCGGCTAGGCTGCCTCCAATGTTGCCCACACTATTTGTGAGAGAACCACCGCCAAACCAGTATTGCGTACTTGGGCGAACATTGAACGGCGCGTAATTGAATGGAGTCCACCATGCAGGTTTAGAACTTGCGGTAGCGTACCATCCAGAAGTTGTTCCGTCGCTTCCAGCCGCTCGCCAGTAAGTATTGTTAGCAGGCAAGAACGAAGCAGCGCCGCCCGGCGAATAGCTGCTTACTTGATAAGTTTGTGTGGTGTATGAAAGCTCATCGTCGCAGTACACCTCAAAATAGATCTCCTCGGTGGCAGTGCCGACTTGGATAAACGAATAGTACGGCATCTGGAATGGCGCAGTGCCATCCTGGCTGCCTATCTTGGTTCCATTTAGATACTTGTCAATTCTTGTTTGCTGGCCAGCGCCACAAGGCGAGTTGAACTTAAAGATGGAGTCAAAGGTTGGCGTCTGCTGCGGAGTAGCAAGGCCGTTGCCGCTTACGATCTCCAGTGACCTATCGATTGCAGCATCCAACCCATCGTCAGTGTTGCCGGTGTCGCCAGTCGGCACCGAATCATCAAAGCCCAGCCCGCCGCCGCTGGGGGATAGCTCCAGGGGGTCAGTACCGTCAGCCGCCGTGAACGTCTCAGCCGGAATGGTGTTGTCGCTGCTGGAGTTCACATCACAGCTCACGCCGGTGCGGCCGCTTGGCAAGATGATGCCGGTGCCAACAGCAGCAGCCACATCCAACGCGATCAGGCTGCGGCCTTGGTCGTCGATCGGGAAGTGTGTGGCCTCATAGCTCACATCACCCGCCAGTGTCTTGGCGATCCGCTCTACCTGGTACAGATAATCATGCACCGAGTTGGCGTAGGTGGTGTTGTCACGCGCCAGCTGCACGCGGATAATGTCGCCAGCGCTGATCAGCGTGTTGTGCTCCTGCGGCCGTGCTGCAAACCGGATCGTATGCGTCGTGTAAAGCCGCTTGGCCAGGATGTAGGCGCCAACCTTGACGGCGTGATCCTCGCTGGTGCAGAACGTCGAAAGGTCGTGCGACTCATACGGCCCGGTCTCGGCGGTGCCGCTGTAACGCACCTCAGCGGTGCGGATGATGCCAATGTCGCTCTCCAGCTGCTGGCGCCAGATCACCTGCGCCACGAACGGCTGCCGGTCCGCCAGTGACAGGTAGTTGATCTCCAGCGTGCCGGGCAGCACGGTGTCTTCGGTGAAGGTGTACTCCGCCGTGATCGCCGTGGTCTTGATGGCACCGCCGGCAGTCACCGGCAGCAGCGGCCGCAGTCCGCGTTTGCCGCCTGCGCTGCTCTCGGCCAGCAGGAAGTAAGGCGCCAGCCTGGCGGCCAGATCCGAGTAGTTGGTGCTTTCGCGGATCTCGATGTTGCAGGTGAAGCCGTTCACCTCAAGGAACGTGGCTGCTGCCAGCAGTGCGGTGTTGTCTATCATCGCCGCCGGCACCCTGCTGGTATTGACCAGCAGCCACTTCACCAGGTCTGCGAAGTTGTCGCTGGGGCCGGTCACGCTGTCGTAGATCCGGGTGACGGCCATGCCACCACGGATGAACAGATGCACCTGACGGTTGTACTGATCGAAGCCGTCCGGGATGGTGACGTTGAAGCTGAGCGTGCTGATGCCCGGATAGCTGCCAACGGTGCCGCAGAAGAACGGCGCCTCGGGCAAATCCTTACCGGCACGCTGCACCAGGAAGTTGCCGGGTGTCCAGGTACCAGCCCTGCGGTTGTAGGTCTGCGTGTGGGCGCCAACGCGGCAGGCACGCTGAAAGACATCCTTGACCGGGATGCTGTCAAGCTGGCCCTCGCTCAGCACCAGCATGTAGTAGGCGGTGACGTTGTTGCTGGCGTCATTCTCGAAGCGTGCTTCGGTGGCGCCGGGACTGATGAGGATGCCGCCTTTGCTGTTGCGGAATCGGGCGAACACGATCGGCACCGGCTCGCCAATCTGCGCGAACCGCTGCGGACTATCCAGCTCAGTTGTGCCCTTGGCTGCTGCAGCTTCGACAGGTGCGTTGATCTGACCGGCCTGGATGGCCAGCAGTGCCAGTGGATCGCTGGAGGAAAGGAAGCTCACTGCCTGATGCCCTGCCCCATGATCGCCAACGTCAACCGGCGCGGCGGCACTTGTGCTCCAACGGGAGACAATGCCGAGCCGAGTTGTATGGTCAGGCTAGTCAATCCGCCATTGCCGCCAACCACTTGGCCGGTGTACGCAGCCACCAGCTCCTGCCCAGCTTGTGGGGTGTTGTTGCCAGCGGTGGAATCGAACTGGTAGATGCTCAGATCCACCAGGCGGCCATCGCTGATGGCAGCGAGGAACGCATCCAACACCAGGCCGGTTGCTGCAGCCGTAACAGAGACTGACTCTTCAGTGCCACTGCTGCCGGCGGTGATGCCATCAGCAATGAACGGCACGTAGTTCCAGCTGGCGCTCGACCATGTGACGCTGGTGTTGGCGTAGTAGCTCTGCCACCGCTGGTAGGTAACGCCAGCGGCGTCATAGATGCGGAGGTATTGGCTTTGCGCTCTCATCGGGCCATGCCCAGCGCGATGCGTGCAGACGGTGTACGCAGCCGGCCGATCACGCCTTCAGCGGTCAGCCGCATGGCGCGTTCCATGTCGGCCACTGTGACGTAGCGCTGGCCGTCGAACTCCATCACCGGGCCGGTGGTTACGTTGATTGTAAGAGGGGGTGCTCCAGCGCCGGAACCCTCGGAGGGGATGGCGTCTTCGCCGCGTTTGCCGAAGAGGTAGCTGGTGGCGAAACCGGCGGCTTTCGATTCGGGCACGATGTATTCGGATTCGCCGCCTTCACCGATAAGGCCGAGCGTGGGGCGGTTTACGACGCCGCCTTTGGCGAATGCCTTGAAGCCGCCTGCCCAGAATGCGCCATCAGCAGCCTTCTTTTTGGGACTAGGTGCAGCACCGCGAGCTGCGTTTAGGCGTTGCTGCTCGATGAAGGCGCGGTTGATGTAGTAAGCGGCATTTTGAGCGTTGGCAGCTACATCGGACATCGCGTCGGCAAACAGTTGGGTCTTCTGTGTGCCCACTTGGATGGTGCCCACCAGCTGACTGGTTTGACTTTCAGTATTTATAGTTTGTTGAGCAATGTATCCCATAGCACTGGCAAGAAGATCCGCTTGGTACTTAGACATGCCGATTTCGTCGCTGACGAGCTTTTGAGCGAGGGCGCTTTCTGCTTGAAGAACTCGTGTGCGGAAAATTGCTGCCGCAACAATGTTTTGATAGGCAGCTATCTGCTTAGCGGCAGCTACTTGATCGTACGCGTTCTGCAGGGCATCTCTTTGAACGCCGAGTGCATTATCGTAAGCGGAGGCAATTCTATTTATTTGTTCTGGTGTGTTTCCCCGTGCTACAGCCTGTGCAATAGCTATCTGCTTTTCTGCTACAAGTTCCCGATATTTCAGCTGTACAAGACGTGCCTGCAGTTCAGCTTTCTGTACTAATAGTCTGTTATTTAGTATCGCTTGGGTGTATTCAATTTCGGCAGCGCGAACTTGCTGGCGGAACTGAGCTATGGCGATGTTATACCGTTCGGTTGCAGTGGTGGCTAAGCGGTACTGACGCTCCAGTTGAGCGCCGTACAGGTCGTTTATTGCAGCTTCGGCCGAAAGTTGAGCTGTGCGGACTTGGTTGCTGGTTTCCAGGGCGCTTATCTGGAGGCGTACAGCTTCTGCTGCTCGGTCATAGCGTTCTTTGTTAGCTTCGATCTCTAGGCCCTGTTCCTGCAGCAGAGTTTTTATGCGGGACTGCTCGATGGCAAGATCTCTTTGGACCTGGAGTCCTCGGATCCCATCCTGCAGTTGAGCTGTAGTAGCGCTTGCGTTATCTCTACGGAATTGTAGGACTTTTTCTTCGTACTCAGCGTTTATCCGATTGGTTTCTAGTCCACGATCTAGTTCGAGGTTGATGAGTTTTTCGGCTGCAGTGCGTCCGAGAGTGCGTTGTTTTTCAAGGGCCAGATTTTTGGCAGTATTGTAATTTTGGGTGACTTGTTTGTCGATGGTGGCTTGAAGTACAGCGTTGCGCTTTTCTTCTTCTTCGGTGACGGCTTTTGCGCCATTAAGTAGGTGATTGTAGTAACGTGCAATCCACGGAAACTTATCCATTACTTGTCTAGCAAGCGATGCGCCCCAAGCACCTACTGTGGTGACAAGAAGGTTTGTATATTGAAGAATTTTTGTGAATCCGCTAAGAATTAGTGATAGAGCACTAACAAACGGAACGCCGATAATAGATAGGGTGCCAGATACAGCACCTAAGAACTGGTTCCAGATATTGACGAGCATGTTTGCGTTGCCCGATATGTCGGCAACTGCCTGCGGGATCATGCCGGTTTGAGTTGCCACGGCGTCAGCGGCGATGGCTTGGGCTGTTTGGGCGTCGCCGGCTTCGATGAGGCGGCGGACAGTTGTATCCAGCTCGGCGTTGACGAATACGACGCTTTCGCGCAGCTTATCCATGTCGAGCATGTCCAGCGCGTTGCCGATTTCGGTGATGCGGCGCTGGGCGTCTTCGAGGATTTGGCCGATGGCAGAACCAAGGATCTGCCCACCGAAACCGCCGCCGAAGAAGGAACCAGCAAGGCCGCCGGCTACTTGACCAGCGCCGCCGCCAAACAGCAGCGGGAAGCCGGCGCCGAGTGCCAGGTTTTCAGCGGTCGCGTTGGGGTTGAAATTGAGGTTGCCCGGAGGGGGACCGCCACGGGCTCCGGCGTTTGCACGGCGCGGGATAAAGTTGGGCGGCAGCGCCGGTCCCTGTACAGGTGGAGCGGCGGGGCCGAACTGTGTTTTACCTAGAGCT